ACAACCGTAGCTACCGATGCGATAGATTCGTTCAAGCTTAGCAGTCCGTATTATCTTGGAAATATGAGTAAGAACAGCGCACCAGCCGGAACGGGAGTTGTGGGCAAGATCTACTATGCACAGATCTATTCCGGGGATACGTTACAGGCAGATATGATTCCGGTTAAAAAGTCTGACGGTACATTATGCTTATACGATAAGGTGCGCAAGAAATACATCTATAATGCCGGAACAGGAACATTAAAGGAGGGATAATGCAAGGAAAGCACATGGAGATCAGAGCGAGACCGTAAGGTCTTATTTTTATACGCAAAATTAAAGAATCGAGGTACATAGAGTGTATGTAGACGTAAACACAATCATTACTGCTGGAAGCTTATTAACGGCCGTAGTGGTTATCTTTTCCGCTGTTTTCGCAGTATACAAGTGGTATTTAAGACAGAATGAGCAGGATAAAGAGATAGAAAGAATGAAATCAGAACAATGTTTGCTTACTTATGGAATTCTGGCTTGTCTGAAAGGTTTGAAAGAACAGGGATGTAATGGACCTGTTACAGAAGCAATAGACAAGATTCAGAAGCATATAAATAAGCAAGCGCACGATCAGGAGGATTAAGCATGGATATTAGTACATTAGGAACAGTAGTGGGAATCGTAGCAATCTGTTATGTGATTGGACTTGGATGCAAGGCCTATGAGAAAATTCCGGATAAATGGATTCCGGTCATCATGGCTGTATGTGGCGGAGTTATGGGTGCTGCCGGACTCTATACAATGCCGGACTTTCCAGCCGGTGATGTGATCAATGCAGTTGCGGTCGGAATGGCTAGCGGATTAGCAGCAACTGGAGTAAATCAGTTATATAAACAGCAGTGTAAGTAGAGGGCGAATAATCGTCCTCTAACATATTATATATTGCGTGCGACATCGCACAGAAAGGAGCAATTATGGCACATTTATTTTTAATAGCCGGACACGGAGCTGGTGACAGTGGAGCTGTTGGATACGGTTACACCGAAGCAGAGAGAGTCCGTGCACTCGCAAGACGAATTGTAGCATACGGAGGAAGTAATGTTACTCTTGGAGATACAAGCCGGAACTGGTATGCCGATAAAGGTATTAACTCACTCAATATTCCAAAAAGCTATCAGATTCTGGAACTTCACATGGACAGTGGAGTATCAACGGCAAAAGGCGGGCACGTAATCATTAAAGAAGGATACAATCCTGATCGGTATGATACAGCACTCGCCAACTTCATCGGTTCATTCTTCCCTGGCAGAGCAAATAAGGTAGTAGGCAGAGCGCATCTTGCCAACGTCAATCGTGCCTCCGCAAAAGGTTACAGCTACCGGTTGCTGGAAAATGGATTCATTACAAACAAAACAGATCTTACGAAATTCAATGAGAAAATTGATGATCTGGCAAGAGGAATCCTTAAGTCCTTCGGTATTGCATCAGTAGCACCGGTAGCACCAGTTAAGAAGAAAGCAGAACCAATCGACGGAAAAATCAAGTCGGGTGGAGTATTCCAGAGCAAGACCGATAAGTTTGGTGTAATCTCATACCAGGCTCACATGAGAGGCATTGGATGGGGCAACTGGCAGTCCGATGGTTTAATGGCTGGTTCTACTGGTCAGAATCGTAGAATTGAAGCATTGCATATCCAGCCAGATGGAGAAACCGATGTTGTAGTTCACATGAAGGGCATCGGTAATAAAGCATACAAGAATATCAAGAAGGACACACTGATCGGAACCACCGGACAGAACAGAAGACTGGAAGCAATCCGGATAACCGGAAAGGAATCTTTCTACCTGTACAGAGTCCACCAGAAGAGTATTGGCTGGTCAGAATGGGCCAACAACGGAGAGTGGGCTGGTACGACTGGAAAAGGACTGCAGATGGAAGCACTGGAGATTAAGAAATCCATGTTCTCCGTCGAACCGCACGTACAGAGTAAGGGATGGTTATCACCAAAAGCCGCAGAGAATGTGATTGGTATCACAGGCCATGCATTACGCCTGGAAGCGATCCGAATCAATCCATATGGAAAGACTATTAAGGCAAAGGCTCACATCCAGAGCAAAGGCTGGGTGGATTACGGCACGATCACCAAAGACACGATTATCGGAACTGTTGGCGAAAAGAAACGTATCGAATGCTTATGTTTTGACGGCGACTTTGAATACCGTGTTCATATCCAGAGTTCCGGATGGACAGACTGGACAAGAGCCGATGGAGTAGCAACTCTTGGAACCGTAGGCCAGGAACTTAGGATTGAGGCTATTCAGTTTAGATAATTTTTGCTAAAATGTAGCATATAAATAGGTAAAAATCCACTTTATAGGTTATAGCAAAAAGGTCAACCAATTCGGACATTGTACCTGCCGTCCGTCACAATACTGCGTCAGTATCGGCTGCTTGACATTTGGTCTGGAAAGATAATCGGCAAACAATTCATCCACTATCACAGAGATCGTATCATAGATATTCCGTTCCGGAATCCATTTGTGATCAAATGCGGTTGAAGAAGTGATCGTAAAATCATATCCGCGGTTCCGGTAAAATTCTGTATATACCCGGTTCAGAGTAAAAGACATGATTGCCAGTACGTTTGCCCGGATGGTATCCTCCGGCCAGGTCGCATAGATTTCACTGGAAGCTACATTTTTGATATAATCCTTATACTTCACATAATAGTTTTTGGCAGTGGAGTCGCGTGGACTTCCATCATGAACTACGATGTATTCCGGGACCACGACGCGGCTTAAGACAATCTCTCCGGATTCGAAGGTCGGCTGGATCTCGTCTTCGGGAATCTTAGGCGGATAGGTGGCATATAATGTATGAGCCGGAATGACGAATACGGTTTCCTCGTCTTCGGGAGTGTCGATTGGTTTCATGCTGACATTCTGAATGGCAGTGACATCGGCGAGAATTTCAGCACCGGCAATACTGACCGACTCGAAGCCTTCGGCGGTGATCTGCATGGTATATTCGGAATATGGCTGGACTTCATTTTCTGGATTCAGGCTGTATTCTAACGGTGGTGCCGCAAGATCAATCGTATCGGTCTGCCCGGAACTGTCGGTAGTAAGTTGTTCTAACTGAGCTTCTGGAACACCCGTGTAGAAGATGGAAATCTGAGCCCCCTGAATCGGATAGGCAGAGATGTCAGATACGAGATTAATCTGCAGACGGCCTTTGTCGGGAGTATCCTGAGTGGTTGGAGTCGTTCCGTTCATAAAATAGGACCTCTTTTAAGACTCTGTTACTGACAGAGTATGCAAAAATAAGAAAAATGTGAAGATACAGGAAATAAAAGAGACAGATTGTTACACAAAGTATGGAACATCTTAAAAATAACAGAAACAGGAGCGTAGAACAGAGCATGAAAAGAAGGTGTTTACGGATATATAGAAAAAGAAGAAAAAAGAAATTAATCATCCTGATTCTGACATGTATTCTCTTTCTTGGAACCGCAGCAGCAGAAAGGGGCGGATACCTGGAACTTGAACAATTTGGTTCAAATAAAAAACAAGATATTCCTTATCAGAAAGTATCCATAACGGAAGAAGAGAACACGGAGAAATATTATTATCAGCAGTTGCCGACTGAACAAAGGCAGGTCTATCAGGAAATTCTGGAAGGTGTCAGAAACCACACGGAGGAAATTTATGTACATAACGCGGATGTAGATGAGACAAATCAGATTTTTCAGAAGCTGATGAAGGATCAGCCGGACATCTTCTGGTGTGACGGGACAGCAACGGCTACGACTCATAAAGGAACAGAAAGTTATACCGTCCTGAAACCGAAATATTTTTACACAGCAGAAGAAAGCCAGAAGATGCAGACCGCGATTATGCAGGCGGCAGAGAAGTGGCTGGCAGATCTGGATGCCGATGCAGATGACTATCACAAAATTCTCTATGTATATGAAAAAATCGTAGATGAAGTAGAGTATGATGAGAGCGCGCCGGATAATCAGAACATCTACAGCGTATTTGTCAATCAGAAATCTGTATGTGCTGGATATTCGAAAGCAACGCAGTATTTGTTGGAACGG